CCTTTGGGTGTAGCAATTCAATGACGCCTAGGTGACGCTGGCGGACAAGGTAGCTAAGTGCGTGCTGGAGGGCTGCTACTTGGTGACCCTCTTTCAGCTCCCCTCGCTTGGGATACAGCCCAGCTCGTTTCAGGACAGCCGGGGTGATGAGCTTGTCCTTGCCCCGCTGCATCCTGCGCTGGAACACGATGGGGATGTCCAGGGACTGAAGCCAGTGAATGATGGCCAGTGGGCTCTCGTAGTCGATGCCGTGGGAGCCTTCCTCCAACTCGAAGGACTCGACTACCAGCACGTCGTAGAAGTTCTCAGCTCCTAAGAGTTCCACCGCGTAGTGCCACCAATCTTGGAAGCCTTTTAGCCCGTCAGGAACAATGCGCGAGTAGGTGGTCTGGCCCCTGTCGGCGTCAAACAGACACACTCCGGTTTTGAGTCCAGGGTCAATGGCAAGGACTCTCATTCGAGGTAATCGTCATACACGAGGATGTCTTCAACGACACCATCAGGATTGAATGTGATGACCAGCCTCTCATCTACTTCATGTGCAATCCGCGCGAGGTCTGCGAGAGAGTTGACCTCCACCTTGAACCCCATGTAGGGCCGCTCGGGGTCTCCTCCGTAATAACCTGCTACTCCAGTCTCAGCCCAAGGAACGGGCTTCTTCTCGCTGTTGCTGGCCCGTGTGATTTTCGCTTTGCTCATGCTGTCATCGCCAAGTAGTTACCAATTGCGCGCCAAACCAGCTTGGCCGTCTCGCGCGACATGATATCGGCGCAGCACTCCGAGTAGACAATTACACCCTCGCTGGTGACCTCCACGCTGTAGTCGTTGCCCGTCCCGTCTTTCCAGAAGTAGGTATTCTGCAGGAAGACAACTGGCTCGGGCTTGGGAGGCTCAGGTTCTGGGCCGGGGTCTGTGTTCAGCTTCAAATCTTTCATTATGTGCTCCTGTAGGTAGTTGTGTGTAGGCACCAATTTATAGGCACTCGCCTACAGGTGTCAATAGCTAGACGGCAGCAAGGTTCTCAGCCAGCCAAGCGTCCCAAGCCGCAGGGTCCATCTTCTGGCTCCAATCGAACCCGTATTCAGGCTCGGCCTCCATCACCAGCAAGTCACCAAACTGGTTCCTCCCCTCTTCCAGCATCTCAAACTCCATCAGTGTGCCGATGACCTTGGCGTTCTCGATGGGGCTGTCCACGATGATCTGGTCATGGATGGTTGCGACAATCCATGCATCATACTGGGCCAGCTGGGGGGCGATCCTGAGTGCAGCTGCAAGGCAGATGTCATTACCCATCGACTGAGGCAGGAAGGACAGTGCTGAGTTCTCCACCTGATTCCGGTTCTGACGGGTGATGAGTTCGGACTGGAGGTGGAAACCATACGGTGTCACAATCTCCTCGTTGTTCACCGCCTTGCGCTTGACCTCCTCCTGCCACGCATTCAGCCCCTCACCCTCGGGGCCTAGATAGTTGGAGGCAATGCGGTAGGCGTCGTCCTCATCCATCTTCAGCTCTTTGGCAATGGCCCTGTAGCCGCGTCCGTAGTTCAGGCCGTGGGAGAACGGCTTGACCAGTGTGCGGTAGTGGGACTTCTTCATTTCAGCCGGAGTCATCTGGGAGAAATCCACGTCCGGGAACACGTCAGGGAGCATGGTCACAAAGAAGTCCGGCATCCCTGGCTGGAACGCCTTGATGAACCGCTCATCGCCTGAGAGGGCCGCTACGATCCTCATTTCCAGCTGGCCATAGTCAGGCTTCACCAGCACCCGTCCGGGGCCGGAGGGGATCACCATGCGCCTGTACTTGGGGTCTCTGGGGATGGTCATGATGCCAGCGCCGATGTTCGCCAGCCGCCCGGTGATCGGGCCAGTCAGGTTGAACGTCGTGTGGATCGTGGACCCGTGTGCCCGATCAAGGAACCCATTGACGTAGGTGCCAAGGTTCTTGGTCACGCCACGGATTTCGAGGAGCTTGGCCGCGAACGCTTCACAGGTTTCACCGTACTCACCACCCTCCAGCACCTTGGCCATGGCATCCACAGAAGAGGAGACCGCCATCTTGCCCTTGTTGGCCCCTGACTTGACCTTCAGCTTGGGAAGCTCCTTGCCCTGCTCCGCAAACCACTTGATGACCTGCGGGGGGCTGTTGGGGTTCAGCTTGCGGCCAGCGATCACGTCCAGCTCGGCACACAGGGTGGCCCGCTCGATTCCCAGTTCGATCTTCAACTGCTGGAGGTAAGGGATGTCAATGGTGAAGCCTTTGACCTCGGCATCCATGAACAGCTTGGAGAGTTCCATGCGCTTGTAGAACACCTGCTGGGCATCCTCATCAGCCCGGAGGTCATCGCGCATACGCTCAGCCCACAACCACGCAGAATAAACGTCGAAGGCCGCGTAGCGGTACAGCAGGTCACGGGGAATCCGCTCGAAGCCTGATCCCGAGGAGTAGTGGCGCGCGTCGTGCCAGCTACCGTCCTCGAACTTTTCGTACTCGGTGTAGGTGGCCGTGCCACGGTACTTCTTGGTGGCCTCATCCCAGTCCTCAAAACCCAGAAGCCGCTTGGTGACAGGCTTCAAGCCTTGCTCCCCTGCGGCGGGGTAAAGAGCGTAGTGGGCCAGCTGGGGGTCAAAGACAAGGTTCACGTCCGACTCAGGGAAATACTTGATGTCGAACTTGGCGTTGACGAACATCACCATATTGTTCTCCAGGAACCGGCAGAACGCCTCGTATACCTCTGGATCGGTACACAGTTCCTCGGGAATGACATAGTTCATGTCCCCGAATGTGAAGCTGATGGTGATGAGCCGTTCCTTGTCCGGCAGGTCAGCGTCCACATCGCCGGAGACTTCCGTATCCACCATGACCTCGCGGCCCGTGATGCCCCGCAGGTTCGCCAGCAGGATGTCCTTGGTGCGCAGGACGGTCCACTCGAACTCGGGCAGGTCAGGCGGTGCCGTGAGCAGCTGGAACGCCTGTGTCAGCCGGGTGATGATGTCAGCCTTGGTGACCGTCTGAGCCACTGACGGTGCCGGGACAACCCGCTCGGTGCCTTGGCGCTTGTAGGCTCCCATGGCGAACACCACGGCGTTGGGCGGCAGGTTGTCGGTGACGGGGGCAAAGTCCAGTTCCACGTCGGGAATGGTATCGCCCTTGACCTTGGCCATAATTTCCAGGCAGGCGGGTGTCACCACATCGGCACTGGAAAGATAGACCCTCATGCGTATCCCAATTCAACCGCTCGGGCGATCTGGCGATGCAGGTTTTCCAGAGAATTGTTCAGGAGGACTATGTACTCACCCATGCTGCCTGCGTGCTGCTCAGAGGCGTGCCCGTTCACGGCACCGTAACCGGGGCGCATGAGGTTCCAGAGACCCCTGACGCCATAGCCCCTGATGGTCTCGGCCTCGTTGGGGAAGCGGACATCATCGAAGACGTACTTGCCGTCAGGGTCAGTCATCTGGGCGACAGCTGCATTGACCCAGAAGTCCTCATCCACAGCCCGGATGCAGTCAGTCCCGAGCACCTGGAGGAGACGGCGGTACTCATCGCCATACTTGGACTCTTTGAGCTTCTGCTCAGATCCAAAAAAGTCCAACGCCAGCGACAACTTGAAGGTATCCAGAGGCGAATAGAACTCTGGCTGAGTCACAAGCACTGGGTCCAGTGTCCGCAGCATCTTCTTCAGCGGGGCCGCAAAGGACAGACGGGTGAAGCCGTGCTCCTCCACGAGGTACTGCGCGACGGTGCTCTTACCGCTGCCTGCAAATCCTGTCAGGCCTATGACGTTCATGCTCATGATGTGTACTCCTCTGCCCAGCCGGGGACGACGGTGTGAGGAACCCCGCGCTCCTGCCAGAGTTCGATGATGGATGGGTTGTCGTCGTAGGCGTGCTCGATGTCGTAACTCTCCAGCAGCAAGTCCAGAATCTCGCCCTTGACCAGTTTGTCCTTGCGCATGTCGTCCTGCCCGCGCATGTGCAGCGCCTCGTGGCGTACATCATGCTGCATCAACCATGCCTCGGTCAGCGTTCGCCATTCCTCCTTGCGGGCTGTAACCACGATGACCTTATTTCCGGACATGTGGTGCAGCTCGGCCAAGTTGCGTACCCACGCAATGGGAGGGCAGAAGACCGAGAGGTAGTGGAACGCCTTGTAGTTGCGCCTGTGTCGGTCCAGAACGTGGTGACGGACGCTGGTGACATCACACAGCGTTCCGTCCATGTCGAAGATTACTGCTGGTGCCTTGCTCATGGGTTGCTCCTAGTGTGTTTTGGTTTTGAGGTAGAGAGAGGTTTCAGATGCCCCGGTCAGCCGGGAGATGGTGCCCACCGAGGTTCCGGTGGCTACCGCCCCCTGTATGAAAGAGGCTGGTATGTGTGTATCTATGATGACCAGCTTACGAAGATACACGAGTGAGGACAAGACCTCGGGCTGGAATTTCCCACCAATCGCATTCTTTTTCATGTGGCGGGCCACGGTGGGAACACTCAGGCGGGTAATCTTGGCCAGCTGGTTCAGGGAGAACAGCCCGAAGCCATGCAGTTCGTGTGCCATGAGGAGCCGCTGCTTGCGGTCTGCCAGCACAGAGAGTTGCCAGAGTTCCTTGGCCCGCATGAGACCGTTCAGGCGCGTGTCCTGCACGTTGGTCAGGTCAGCGGTGAA